CATCATCATCGATGAAGCAGACAATACCACTCCCGACGTACAACTCCTTCTTAGAGCGAGTATTGAGGAGTTCTCCGCAAACTGCAGATTCATTTTTACCTGCAATTACAAGAACAAAATCATTGAACCCCTCCACAGCCGATGTGCTGTTATCGATTTCTCAATTAAAGGAAAGCAAAAAGCAGAAATCGCAACATGCTTTTTCAAGCGTCTTAACTCAATTCTGGAAGAAGAAAGAATAGAAGCAGATAAGAAAGTTTTAGCAGAACTCATAAACAAGCATTTCCCTGATTGGAGAAGGGTTCTTAATGAGTGTCAAAGATATTCTGTTAGTGGTAAAATAGATAGTGGTATACTTGCAACCTTCTCAGATATTTCTGTAAATGATCTCATTAAAAACCTCAAAGAAAAGAACTTCTCGGAAGTTCGTAAGTGGGTCGTCACTAATTTGGATAATGATACTAGTGTATTATTGCGTCGCATTTACGATAGTCTTAACGAATCCTTGGTCAATAACTCTATTCCTGCTGCCGTTCTTATTATTGCGAAGTACCAGTATCAAGTAGCGTTTGTTGCAGACCAAGAAATCAATCTACTTGCGTGTCTTACTGAGATTATGGTAGAATGTAATTTTAAATAATGGAGATTATTGAATGAAAACTTTAAATAAAAAACAAAGACATCAAGTTAAATCTAGGTGGTATTATATTTTCTGGGGAACTGCAACTGTAGCAGTTGTTGCTGGTCAAATGTTTGTAGGAAGTGGTTTCCGTAGAATGTCTAATAGTCTTGACAAAGTATTAGAATCTCCTATCATATTAGAGATTGGCCCTCAACAACAAATGTGGGATGACCCAATGATTATACGATGATAATAAGTGAAGCAGATGCTACATGGGCTGCTGATGAATTTATTAATTACTTTGGAAACTTTACATCCATTGAAGATTATCTTCGATATGTAAAAAAAGAAATTGTTGTTCAATCAAACCCACTTGACTCTCTTGAGGATGAATTTTTTAATGAGGATATTCATCCAGAGGAGATGGATTTTGATGTTAGATTTATAGGAAATCGTTTTGAAAATTCACTACCTCAAGATCATTATAAGAATTTATTAGCAGCAGTTTCATCACATAATAATGAAAGTAATATACCTGGTAGAGAATTACGTTGGATGGTATATGAAAAGAGAACACAAAAGATTGTAGGATTTATAAGGTTTGGTTCACCAACTATTAATTCAAAACCAAGGAATATATGGTTAGGAACACCACCTAATCTTTCTGTGTTTAATCGTCATGCTGCAATGGGATTTGTAATTGTTCCATCTCAGCCTTTTGGTTATAATTATCTTGGAGGTAAACTTCTTGCATTAATGTGTATTTCTCATTTTGCAAGAGAGACTCTTAATAAAGTATTTGAAAAAGATATTGCTTTGTTTGAAACTACTTCACTCTATGGTTCTACGACTTCTGCATCACAGTATGATGGTCTTAAACCGTTTATGAGATATAAAGGTTTAACTGAAAGTAAATTTCTTCCATTACTTCATGATGAAGTATTTCATAAACTTCATGATCGTTTTACCTTATTAAATAATAATACTCCGTTGACTGATAATAAAGCATCATCCAAAAAGATGAAACGTCAGACTAAGATGATTGCTAGTATTAAGAAGTCATTAAAAGATCAGGATAAACTTAAAGAGTTTAATTCTGTTATAGATATGGCATTTGGTCTGACTCAAAAGAAAAGATTTTATATTTCTGATTATGGATATAAAAATGTAAGAGAGGTTATTAATGAACAAGAAGACAAGTTGGTGCGTGGCCCTAATTGGGATAAGTTCTATCTGGATAATATTATTTCTTGGTGGAAGAGAAAAGCAACAAAAAGATATGATAAACTTCACAAAGATAATCGCTTCAGAGATAAGGTTGAACTCTGGACAAATGATGATGACATACAGATTATTAGATAGATGTTAGATAATCCCCGTAATAAAGAATTTGATGTTTATGTTTTGGATGAAGTTTTTCCGAAAGAAGAACATGCAGAATTTTTAAAATTGATTAGGGAATTGAAAGGTGATTGGAAACCAAGGATTGATGACCTTGATGTATTCTGGTTTAACTGGGATGAGGAACATAAGGGTAGAAAATATTTAATGCATCTATTAAGTATAGTAAAAAATTATTTTGATTTATCTTCTGCTATTGGATATGAAACTTGGATCCGTATGAATACCAGACCTTGTGGTTGGCATCGGGATCATGATGATAGGCTTGAAATGACAACAGGTGAATTGAGATATCCTATGTGTACAACAGTTTATTACCCTTATGTTGGAGATGATGTAAAAGATGGTAGACTGTGTTTTGAAAATGGAACTATTATTTTACCAAAGACAAATAGAATGGCATTCTTTGGCCCAGATGTATATCATAATGTTGAAGAGTTTACTGGAGAGAGGATTTCTATTTTACTTAATCCTTGGAATGAAACTCTATGTCAAACTCCTTGTCATGATCCTTGGAGGAGGTATATGGTATGACTAATTTAGTTTTTTATTCTTATGTAGTTAGTGATCATGACCATGTTAATGATCATGAATTAAAACGTCTTGAGCATAGTATTAGATCTTTAAGACAGTTTAATGAAAAGATACCTGTTTATCTTTTCTGTGATGAACGTGATTTTATTCCTCTTTCTTTCCGCAGTGAGTTTAATATTTGTGTTAGACCATTTGAAGAACAACCTAATCATGGTATGTTATTCATTTATAAATGGTTTAATCTTAAATATTTTGAGGATGGAAAAGGAACTTATGTAGATGCTAATATTCTTTATCTAGATTCTGATACTATTTTTCATGGAGATGTTCAGTATCTTTTTGATCATTATAATTATGCAGATGTATTTGGTAGAGAAGAGTTTGGTTTCCGTCATGATCCAAACATCGGAGGAGGAAAGGGTATAAGAAAAGCACTTGATAATGTTGATCAATGTATAAGAGATTTGGGTGGTGATGGTCAGATATTTAAGTATTGTACTGGAGTAATGTTATTCAGGAATGGTATTCATTTAGATTTTATTGATAGACTTGATGAGTTGCTTGAGTTGATGTTTAGACTTAAAAATGGTAAAATACCTTATCCAGTTCCTAATCCACGTATATTAGATGAGTATGCTTTATGGGTTATCTTAAGTAGAATAGGAGTTTATCCAGGTCTTTTTGCTGCTCAAGATGTTACACAAGGATATGTGGAACAAAAACATGAAGAGTTTTTTAATCCAATTGTGATACACTATACTACAAAGGGTGAGCAAAGAATGGCTGAAGATGATGAAAGGTTTAGTAATTTGCTTAGAGATGTGGATGAATATGGTGAACAAATTGATCCCTACCATACATTATGACTCCTGAAAAAATATTTTTTATATCTCTTATTTTTCTTGAGGAGTTTGTCAAAAGAACTCTAATTGGTGTATACTATATGTGGCAGAAATTTGATTATTGGAACTTCAATAGGAAACTACCCAAATGACTGAACTTAAAGATTGGTTGAATTCTATTAACTTTAATAAGAACAATCTTATTGAAGAAGATCCTGATGTTATAAAGGATTATGCTCCTTATATTATTAATCGTTGTTTATCGGGTCATGTTGATTGTATAATGTTTGCGAATGAAATGAATAAGTATTCATCCCTAGATAAAGACATGCAATATTCTTTTTATCTAAATACACTTAGGAAAAAAAAGAGATTCAGTCCCTGGCTCCGTAAGGATAAAGTCACAGATCTTGAAATCATTAAACAATACTATGGTTATAGTAACGAAAAAGCATCACAAGCTTTGAAAATATTAACCCCCGAACAGATTAAATTTATTAAACAACGACTTGATACTGGAGGAATGAAATGACTGCAACGGTGGAACCTACTGTGGAGTGGGCTCAAGATAAAATGCTTGAGGTGGTTCTAAATGAACCAGATGATTTCTTAAAGGTTAGGGAAACCTTAACAAGAATTGGTGTAGCATCTAGAAAGGAAAAGAAATTATATCAATCCTGCCACATTCTTCATAAGCAGGGAAGATATTTTATAGTTCACTTCAAGGAGTTATTTGCTCTTGATGGTAAACATGCTAACCTTACTGTTAACGACGTTCAGCGTCGGAACCGTATTGCTCGTTTGCTTTCTGATTGGGGTTTAATCTCAGTAGTAAATGAAGATTCTGTTACAGATATAGCTCCTCTTAATCAGATTAAAGTTTTAGCGTATAAAGATAAAGGTGATTGGATTTTAGAACAGAAATATAATATAGGTAAAAAGGGTAAGACCCAAGATCCTGATTAATTTAAAGTGAGAAAATTTATTTTTGATGTGGATGGGACTCTTACTCCCAGCCGCAAAAAGATTGAGCACGAATTTTGGGCTCCCTTTCTTATATTCTGTCGTCACCATGATGTCTATCTTGTTACTGGTAGTGATAGGCAGAAGACATTAGAACAGTTAGGATTGGATAT